CTATAAGATTATTTATTTATTTATACTAACACTATATACTAGGGCTTCCTCGAAAGGGGTTTCTCAGTATAGCATCTATAGGAGATTTGTCAAATGGAAACATTTGTAGCATTAATAGTTATACTCATTATCGTAACTTTAATAAGCACTAGATCATGAACATCAAACAAGCACAACAAATAATTGGGAACTTAGGTAAGCCAAGCAAAATGCCATGCTATTCGTATGGCACACCTGCTGAGTTATGTAAGGTCGGTTCAAAGCTAAGAAAAGTAAAAGGCTCAGTCTGTGAAGGCTGTTACGCCATGAAAGGTTTCTATACATTCAGTAATGTAAAACCTGCATTTTACAAACGATTTCAAGCTATGAAGCACCCTAAGTTTGTTGAGGCTATGACTTTAGTTATCAAAGCAAAGACAACTAAAAGCAAATACTTTCGTTGGAAAGATAGTGGTGACTTAGATTCATTATCAGAACTCGAGCGTATCGTACAAGTGTGTCAGAATACACCTGATACAAAACATTGGCTACCCACAAGAGAAACAAAAGTTGTTTCTGATTATCTAAAGATATACAAGTCTTTCCCTGATAATCTTGTTGTGAGAGTCTCTTCACCACTAATCAATGGTGAGCCATTACCTAACTTTGAGAACACTTCGACTGTTCATGACAAAGGTAAGAAATGGTTTGGCAAACAATGTGTTGCATACAAGCAAGACAATGAATGCCGTGATTGCCGTGCTTGTTGGACTAAGAAGATAAACAACATAAGTTACAAGAAGCATTGATTTGACATAGCTAATGCTATGTGGTACTATTAACTATAACTAAACGAAAGGACTAATTAATGGCAAGTAAAACTTTACTTAACAAAGACAACAGAGCGTTGTTGCTAAACTTTGCAAAAGCACAAATTGCAAAGACCGACAGCCAAGAAAAGCAAGAGTACCTAGAAACACGACAAGAGTACTTTGATAGCTTCGAGCCTTGCAAACAAGTCATCAAAGATATGATAGCTAAGCTATACTCTAAAGATGATCTCAAAGTATTGGCTAAACACAGCTTACAAGAGCAAGAGTCATGTTTCTGGCTAAAAGAAGATGCAGAGGCTGAGAGAGAAGTCTATGTCAGTATGCCTCCAAAAGGCTGTAGCGAAGGGCATACATACTATAGTAGCAGTAGAAGGTCAAGCAAAGTGGCTAAGCCTGATACTGGCTATGAGAGAATGGCATTATTCCATGACGAAATGGTTGCAGAGGGTATCAACATTACTGACTACTTGGCTTATGAGAATAGCTATGGCAAAAATGCACAAGGCAAACGCATGAGTTACGCAGAGAATGACTCTATAAGAAATAAGATGAAAGTCTTTGCAGACAAAGAGTGGCACAATCATGTTTCTTTTGAGGGTATGTCTTTCGCAGTACCTTACAGTAAGAATAGCTGTCATCAAAGAGCAAGACTTATATCTACTATTAAGATAGAGCCATTTATACAAAACGCTAGATTGTTTGAAGGGTTGCAGATAGCTTTCACTACCTTACAAAAGTCAAGAGAAAAACTATTCGAGGCATACAAAGGTCTAATCATGGCTTCAAAATACTTTGAAACTATCTTAGAAACTTGGGCAGAGGCTAGTGCTATGTCATCTCATGTTGGAAGAAAAGGTGAAACTGCTTTGAGTATTGTGTCAGAAGATGCTATCAATCTCATCAAGCAAGATCAACTAAAACGCAAGATGCAAGACGAGACTCTTGTTGTCGTAACAAAAGGCAATAGGCATGTGGGTTCGTAGATACGCAGAAGATACTGAAGACTGGGGAAATACTGTTGACTATAAAGGTAGTGATATAAGTTTTACCTTTTCTGAAATAAAACATGCTTCCCATGCTTCAGGAGACTTCGCCCAACTTTGGACTATTTCTGTGCATAAGCAACAAGATGATGGTGAGTATCGCTATAATGGCATACAAATATCAGTTACGGATTGGTTTAAATTAGTTAATCGAGAAATAGCTAGTGCTAGAAATGGAGAGCCTGAGCAAGTGTATGTTGCTTTAAAAAAGTCTAAGCACTTTTGGGTAGTCAGAGAAGAATGTATTCCTCCCCTTCCTAATCCTAACTTAGATCATACTGAAGGTAGGTATAATCATTATAGCAAACAAGCACAAAAAACTGCTATAATATAAAAAGTTTCGAGGTCTGACATTGCCTCGATTTCAACCCAAGAGTCTATTCCTTTCGGCTCTTGGGTTACAGGTTAAGTTAAGTATCTATAGGCAAAGTAGGGTAGAAGTAACCCACGCATAGATACTTTATTTAACTACTCTAGGTCTTGCAGGTGTAAGCCATTGTGTGCATTGGGTTCGTTACCTAGTGAGACATTAGAGAGTTAAAGGAAACGCAACGCAAAGCACATTGAGGGAGGTTGCCAGAGTAATTACAGATATCGCCCCACCTCATTACAACGCCCAAGAGATTAATTACCTCTTGGGCGTTTTTTTATGCCTATTTGACAAAGTAGTAATATGTGCTATACTCCTAAAACAATGAATTATAATCAACAGCTAACAATAGTAAAAACACTAATACCACAGGGAGATCTGGACATGAGATTTGATTGTCCATTCTGCCACCATTCCAACACATTTGTAGTAAAGCGAGAGCAATCAGAATTAAAATGGTATTGCTTTAGTGCATCATGCTCTGCTCGTGGAAAACACGAAGTGGAGATGTCAATGCAACAGGTGGCAGATACCGTAGTTACAGAAAACAAAGCAAAGCAAGAAAAAGAAAAGCAATTTGCTGTGCCTAGTAGTTTTATATCTATTTTATCTGAGCCTAAGTGCTACGATTATCTTAGAAAAAATAATTGTATGCAAGCAAAAGAAAAAGCAAAGGCAAGTTTTATGTACGATGTAAAGCAACACAGAATAGTCTTTCTTATAAAAGAAAAAGAAAAGATAATGGGTGCAGTAGGTCGTGCTTTAAACTCAAAGGTATATCCAAAATGGTATATGTACTCAGGCAAGACTTATCCGTTTACTTGTGGCAATAGTGATACAGCAGTACTGGTAGAGGATTGTGCAAGTGCTTGTGCAGTATCTTCTGTTTACACAGGAGTTGCATTGATGGGTACAAGTTTACCTGAGACTTACATACCTATACTCAAAAAAAAGTACAAGAAAATAATCATTGCTCTTGACAGAGACGCTACAACAAAATCATTTGACATAAGTGAAAAACTAAACTATTATGTAGAAACAAAAGTCAAGATACTAGAAGACGATCTAAAGTACTATAACGAAAAACAAATAAAGGAGATACTAAATGCATAGACTATACTTAAAACTAACGGAAGAAGAATCAACAGCATTAGCCTGGGCGATTAAATACTTAAAACTTGAAAACACTTCACTGCCTGAAGAAATACAAATGAAAGCAAATGTAATTCAGTCATTGGAAAACAAGTTTAATGATAACGCTATAGATACAGGGTGGTACTAATGTTTATAGATAAAGTATTAATTCAAACTATAGGCACTCATTACTCAGAAGGCAAGACCAAAAAAAATCAAGTGCTATCAGAAAACAAAGCAAACGAAGGCATGACTGCTAAATCATTTTATAGATTTTTAGAGTCTTACGAAGAGCATTTGACAAACGGGTACACTGACTGTACTATAGAAGTTAAATTCAAAGAAAGAGAGAGTGACTGACAATGAATATATTTTTTCTAGATAAAAGCCCGGAACTTGCTGCAAAGTATTTGTGTGATAAACATGTTCCTAAAATGCTATTAGAATCTTCACAGATGCTATCAACTGCCATCCAAAGACATTTGGGTGGCACAATAGGTGAGTTGTATAAACCTGCCTATCCTAAACACCCTATGACTATTTGGGTAGGAGATAATAAAAACAATTTTAAATGGGCATTAGAAAATGCCTCTTTTATAAACAAACAGTACGAAGTTCGTTTCAATAAAAAACACAAGTCAAACAGAGTTATAGAGTTTATAAAGTATTGGGATTTTAGTGACAGCATCCCACAAGGTGATATGACAAATCCTCCTCAATGTATGCCTGATAACTACAAAGGTAAGAGCCATGTAATTGCATACAGAAAATATTACAAAGGTGATAAATCTTATTTTGCTAAATGGGAAAAAGGTGTGGCTATGCCTACATGGTGGCTGAAGTGAAAGTATTTATGACAGAAGAGTCAGTTGACATTATGACTAAGTTTATATATGATTATTTAAAATCAAAAGCAAAGACAAGAAAAAACATAAAAGAAGCGATTGAGCATTACCAAGATAGGGTAATAGAACATATGAGAAAAGAGAGAGGTATAGTAGATGAATCTTAAATTTAAATCATGGATCATGGATGAGCAAATAAAAGACCAAGAACGTATGCTTATAGAATCCGAAGGCAAGAAAAGTAAAACAAGAATATGCATGATGTGTAGTGATGTTTTTGTAAGTGAGGGCAATCACAACAGGATATGCACTCCTTGTAAGCACACAGATGATTGGACATATGGAAATGATTATGGTATACTAGACTAATGATAGAAAAAGAACTTATAAAATTACTACTCAGCAAAGAGTTTTATACAAAAAACAAAGGCAAGTTATCCAAAGAATTATTTACAAATGGCACAGGAGATTTGTACGCCACAATCGCCAAAGCCCATCAGGACTCAGACAATGATTTAACATTGAATGAGATATCTACATTGTACACGGATGTTGATAATCCTGCTCTAACGAGAGTTGCAAAACAAAATTTTCAATCTCTGATTGAGGATATAGAATCTTCGTCTTTACCGAATGCAAAGATAGCACATAACATACTAGAGTCTCTGTACAAAAGAAGACAAGCAAATAAAATTGCTGTATTGGCTACAGAAATATATAATGGTAAAGACGCAGATTTTAGTGAGATACAGAAATGTTTGGAGTCATCTATAGACGATGAAGGTGACACTTACGATTATATTACTTCCGATGTGGGCGAGTTAGTGGAACAATTAAAAGATAACACTAAGTTCAAGTTCAATCTTAAACCATTACAGGAGCGAGTACATGGTGTAGGTGAGGGCAACTTAGTTATATTATTTGCTCGCCCTGAAAGTGGTAAGACTGCATTTTGGGTAAACCTAATTGCAGGAGTAGATGGTTTTGCATCGCAAGGTGCGAAAGTTTGTGCGCTGATAAATGAAGAACCTGCTATCAGAACACAGATGAGACTAGTCAATGCGCATACAGGTATGACATTCGAAGAAATAAAAAACGATACTGCCCTAGCCAATAGGAAATGGGCTGAGATCAAAAAGAATGTACATATACTAGATACTGTTGATTGGGATTTAGCCAAAGTAGATGAGTTAGTAGCGAAAGAAAAGCCTGATATAATTGTTATTGACCAACTTGATAAAGTTGGAGTTGCAGGAAATTTTGCTCGTACTGACGAAAAACTTAGGGCTATATACACAGGTGCTAGAGAGATTGCCAAAAGAAACAATTGCTGTGTGATTGCGATCTCTCAGGCATCTGCGGATGCTCAAGGTAAACTTGATATAACATTCGACATGATGGAGAATAGTAAAACAGGAAAGGCGGCAGAGGCAGATGTAATCATAGGCGTAGGATATAGAGACAAGGTAGATATGGATAAGAATCTAAGAGGCTTAAACATAACTAAGAATAAAATCACAGGGTGGCATGGCATGATACCTTGTAACATAATCCCAGAATTGTCGAGGTACGCAGAATGATTACTACATTTGATGTAGAGACTAGCTTTCAAGTAACTGACGAGGGTAAACTAGACCCTTCAGCAAAAAACCCACACAACTTTTTAATTTGTATGGGTTTGAACGAGGATTATATATTTTTTAAACACAATGAGTTTAGAGGTACTCCTGATAGAAATAGAGTTCAGGCTATACTAGACGAAACAACGCTATTAGTTGGTCATAATATAAAGTTTGACATAATTTGGCTATGGGAATCTGGATTTACATACTCAGGCAGGGTCTACGACACTATGGTAGGTGAGTATCTATTAAACAGGGGTATAAAAAGAAGCTTAAAGCTAAAAGATTGTTGCGTGAGAAGAAATGTAACACAGAAATCAGATCTAATGGAAGGATTTATCAAGAACAAAACTTCTTTTGAGAATGTACCTATAAAAATGCTTGAAGAGTATGGTAGGTTTGATATTAAGTCTACAAGATCCTTGTTTGATGCCCAGATGGAGCAGTTTAAGATCGGTAAGAATAAAAATCTAATCAATAGTGTTAAGATGATGTGTGAGTTTTTAGTTGTTTTATCTAAAATGGAAAACAATGGTATATTTATTGACGATAACGCCTTGCAACAAGTAGAAAATGATTTTCAGCAAGAGTATGATAGCCTTAGAATACAAATAGACGAGGCTATATACGAAAAAATGGGAGACACTTCTATAAATCCTTCTAGTCCTGAGCAACTATCTTGGTTATTGTATGGAGTCAAAGTAACTGACAAAAAGAAATGGGCAGTTCAATTTAATCTAGGGGTAGACCCTTACACAAAAAAACCTAAGCGCAGAACTAAGTATTCTAAAACAGAACTTAGAAAGATATTTGATATGTTTTTACAGCCTGTGTATAAAACTAAAGCAGAGCATTGTGTTGCTTGTTCCGGCAAAGGTCAGATTCAAAAGTTCAAAGTCAACAAAGAACCTTACAAAAATCTTACAAAATGTTTTGACTGTGGAGGCAAAGGTTACATATATAGAAACACAAAAGAAAAAGCAGGTTTTAAAGGTAAGGTAGAATCTTCTTTAGATGTTGCTGAAGGTGGATTTAAAACAGACAAGACTACTCTACTTAAAGTAGGCAATACAGGTGACGCTGAGTTAAGATCGTTTATTGAAAAGATATCTAGGTACAATGCATTAGAGACATACTTAAAAACTTTTGTTGAAGGTATAAAAAAACACAAGACAGAAGATAATTATTTGTATCCAAACTTTATGCAATGCATTACTGCAACAGGTAGGCTGTCAAGCCGTGATCCTAACTTCCAAAATCAACCTAGAGGTAATACTTTCCCTATAAGAAAAGCTATTAGTTCAAGATTTGAGGGAGGATCTATTATGGAAATAGACTTTGCTCAGTTAGAATTTAGGGCTGCTGTATGCCTAGCCAAAGATAAAAATGGATTAAAAGATATTTTAGATGGTGTTGATGTTCATGCTTTTACAGCAAGTGTGATAGGCTGTGAGAGGCAAGAAGCTAAGGCACATACATTTAAACCACTCTACGGAGGCATGTCAGGTACTCCTCCGCAACAAAAGTATTATGTAGAGTTTTTACAGAAGTACCCTGATATAAAAGTTTGGCATGATAAACTGCAGGATGAAGCAATAAGACGTAAAGTCATAACTCTACCAACAGGTAGACAGTACGCTTTTCCAAGTGCAGAAAGAATGCCGTGGGGTGGCTCAAGCTTTTCAACACAGATAAAAAATTATCCTGTGCAAGGCTTCGCTACTGCTGACATTGTGCCTCTAGCCTGTATCCTTTCTCAAAAATTGCTAGAGGACAATGCCACAAAGAGCATCTTAATCAACACAGTGCATGACTCTATAGTTGCTGACATATTTCCTGGTGAAGAAGATATTGTTGCTGACTGTTTAAAGAGAGGTTGCCTAGGTGTTGTTCAAGAACTAAAAGACAGGTACGATGTTGATTTTGATGTTCCATTAGAGGTTGAGATAAAAGTAGGACCAAATTGGTTAGACACTACGATTTATCATTGACAATACGCAGTATCTATGATACTATACGATTAACAATAAAGCACTGGAGGTGCAAACATGACTAATGAAGTAAAGCCTTTTGAGTCTCTAAGTAATGAAGAGATAATGAAGATGACAGGGCAGGACGATGGATCTCAAATGGGATCAGGAACTTTGCCAAGACTGGCAATAAACAGGGCTGCTGAAGATGATGACGGAAATGCTTTGAGGGCAGGAGTCTACAATATCTATGATCCTGAATCAGAAGCTAAAGTCTACAGCTTAAAAGATACAGCAGTACAGTTTAGACCATTTATTAACGCTTATCAATACATGGAGTATGATGCAGATGATAACAAGTATGCCTCTACATCAGTAATATTTAAATCATGGAAAGATGAGCCTATTGACACAAAAGGGGGAGTACGATGCGGCAAAGTTATTGGTAAAGATAAAGAACAACTTACTGATGCTGAAGTAGATGCGCAAAGAAACATAAAATGCTATAGACTTGTTTATGGAGTCCTTAGTATGGAATGCACAAAAGCAAATGGTGAAGCTACCTCTGTAAAAGAAATGCCCGTTCTATGGCGTGTAACAGGTATGAACTTTAAACCTATTGGGGAAACTCTAAAAGGATTGAAGGGTAGAAACAGTCTGATGTTTAACCATGTGCTAAACTTATCTACTAAGCGAAAGAAGAGTGGAAGTAATACATTCTATGTAGCTGATATTGATGTTGACTCTAAGCAAGTTGAGTTCACCAAGAAGGATCTTGAACACATGGATATGTTTAACGATCTTATTCAAGAAGAGAATAAAAAGATCGCAGAGCAGTGGAAACAAGCTAACTCTAAAACTAGCATGAAAGACGCAGAGAGTGCTACAATTATAGACGCAGTATCTTCTGATAATCCTGAGGACTTTTTAGCTACTTAATGTCAAACTCTATTTTAAACAGAGTACAGATGTTTCTCACGGAGGCTAACAAAGCCTCTGTGGGAGTGTCTAGTACAATAGTTAAAGAGTTTGGGCAAGCCTGTGAAGATGCCTTTAAAAAGCAGTTTACAGAGCAACACGATAGGACATTCAGAACTAGGATGTCGAACATAGGCAGACCTTTGTGTCAGCTTCAGATGGAGAAGTCTGGTGCAGAGGCAGAGCCTATGCCTTATAACTTCAAGATGAGAAATCTTTTTGGGGATATGATTGAAGCTGCTGCAGTAGCTATACTAAAAGCATCAGGAGTAAAAGTAGATGCTATACAGAAGAAAGTTAAACATAAATTTGATGATGGGTCAGAGATTGATGGTACTTATGATATCAAGATTCAAAATAATATTTATGATATTAAGAGTGCATCGCCTTGGGCTTTTGAAAATAAATTTGGGGATAATGGAGGTTTTGATGCTATACAGAAAGAGGATAGCTTTGGGTATGTACCTCAAGGTTACCTATATGCTGAAGCAGAAAATACGGATTTTGCAGGGTGGATTGCTATTAATAAATCTACAGGAGAATGGGCAGTAACTGAGACTCCACTAGCAGATCAGAAACAATCTAGTGATGCTCTTAAGAAAGCTAAAGATAATATGGATGCATTAAATTCTGATGCACCTTTTAAAAAACTGTTTAAAGATGAAGAAGAGTTCTTTAATAGAAAAGCTACAGGTAATAAAATATTACCACTAGAGTGTAGATTTTGTGCATATAAGAAACCTTGTTGGGGTGAAAAACTTAAGTATCTACCACAGCAACAGTCCAAAGCACTTACGCCTAAGTGGGTATGGTATACTGAAGTAACTAATCCTAGGGAGGAAGATGGACACACGGAGTAGAAAAGCTAAAGGTAGAAGACTACAAAATTGGGTGAAAGGCAAACTACTTTCGGCTTTCCCCTCTTTGACAGAAGATGATGTGTCTGGCGCTGTTATGGGAGAGACTGGGGTAGATATTAAACTATCTACTAAAGCTAAAGAACTTATACCTTACTCAATTGAATGTAAGAATAAAGAAACATTCAAAGGTATATACGATATTATGGAGCAAGCAAGTCACCATATAAAACGTTTTGACACCAATACAGCAATTGCTGTAATCAAAATGAATCAGCAAGAGCCGTTAGTAATAGTAAATGCAGATCATTTTATAGACTTAATAAAGGAGAAAAATGACAACTAAATCTAAGAAGATACCTACTAATATTAAAGAGTCTATTTTAGTATCTATATATCCTACAGACGAGGGATTTGCATGTACTGTGTTACCTGCAGCAGATACTCCACAAATAGAGAGTTACGCTGTAGCATTAACTATAGCGCATGGAATGGTAAAGGCTTCTGTAGAAGAGCCTGATTACATATTCGATATGGGCATAGAGGCTATGCAAGAAACTGATGGCAAGTCTAAGGTAGACTTCCAGGAAATACTAGACAGACGTAAAGAGAGGATGCACTAATGGGAACACACCTAGTGATACCTGATCCCCATGTTAAAATGGGAGTCAGTAACGACAGACTTACTTGGGCAGGAAAGTTTGCAAGAGATACCAATCCCGACACAATAATATGCCTAGGAGATTGGGTTAATATGGATTCTTTATCACACTTTGATAGAGGGAAGAAATCTTTTGAGGGAAGAAGATACAAGAAAGAAATAGATCATGCAGAAGAAGCATTGTATCTTTTTAATAAATCTTTGAAAGATAAGAAGGTTAGGAAGATTATGTTGGGAGGTAATCATGAACATAGAATAACCAGATTTGTAGAAGACAATCCTGAATTGGATGGCACACTAAGCGTTATGGATATACCATTTACGAAATACGGATGGGAGTATCACGACTATGAAAAGATAGTAGAAGTTGATGGCATACTATACTGTCACAATATCGCAAGTGGAGTTATGGGTAAGCCTATTAGTGGAGAGTATGTAGCTTCTAATTTATTAAAGAAGAACTTTCAATCTGCTACTGTAGGTCACTCACATTTATTTGATTATGCTGTTAGGTCACTGCATAATGGAAGAAAGATTATGGGATTAAATGCAGGATGCTATTTAAACCATAAAGAAAACTTTGCAAAAGGCACACAACATCTATGGTGGAGTGGACTGATTGTAAAGAGAAACGTTAACAAAGGAGAATACGACTTAGAGTCGATTAGTATAAAGGAGTTAAAAAATAGGTATGAAGGACGCAAGTAATCTACTATCTATCGCTGATGAATTAATATCAGGGGATAGAGCAAAAGAGTATGGGGACAAAGAGACTATGCACGATAATATAGCAAAGCTATGGTCTGCGTATTTGAATGTACACATCACAGGACATGATGTTGCTTTAATGATGACGCTATTGAAGATGGCTAGAACTAAAGCAGGAAATGTTACTGAGGACACATATATAGATATGGCTGCTTATAGCGCTATAGCGGGGGAACTAAAATCTAGGGGTAGTGTAGATGGAAAATAATTATCTAATAACACAGGAACAAGTAAACACAGTTGTAAAGTATATGTTTACTAGACCCTACGCAGAGGTGGTACAGCTTATAAATCTATTAGGCAAATTACCTAAATTAGATCCTCAGATTAAACCTGATTTTGTTAAAGAGGGTGACAAAAAGAAATGAAATCAAAAGACGAGGCTATTCTCTTTAGAACCACTGTTTCTGTAAGTGGTAAAGGAGAAGTAGTAGTAGATCATGAGTCCTTACCTAGTGACCAAATAGTTAAGAAACTAGGTAAGGGCTATCACGCAAACATGATTAACGCAATAGTGGGTCATTGTAGGTCAAAAACATATGACTTTGATGACTCACTAAATGTTTTACTAAAAGATTTTTAAGCTATGGCAGGCTTCATTAGCCCGGAGTTTGCTGTAGTATCTACCACATTAGGGTCAGGCTGAATATTCATAGCGTCTGTCATTGGTGTGGGAATATCTCCCGGCTCAGGTACTATAAAATCAGGATCACCTTGAGGTACTTTTTCCGCCTCTACTTTTTCTTCAGACTTTTGAGTTTCTAAAGGTGAGGGTGGAGACTGTATCTCTGCCATTAAACCTGACTTTGGGCTAGTATTGGGAGAAGTAACTGCAGCCATAGATCCATATTCTTTTACTAAGTCGCTAAAATTTAAATCTTTCATAGCCGCTAATAAATCCCCTACAATTAGGGATCTCGATACATTACCTTCCATAGGTGTAGTAGGAATCTCTCCTACACTTTCTTTATTTAATTGATCTGTTAATTGTTGTGTAACTGGTAGTGCCATTACAGTACCTTTAATAAAATAATAACTGTTACTAAAACTAATCCTGACACAATAAGCTTACCTTTTTTATTTAGGTCTTCCCATTTTGCTTTCCAAGTTTCATATAACTCTACAACTTTTTGTAAATATTTATTCATGTTTCCTCCTATACGTTTTCCATTTGTTTGCTTAGTTGATTTGCCCTTGAGGGCGTCTGTTTTGCCCATCTTGAATCGAGCATCTGCTTAGCAGCTTCCTTAAAGTCTTTTTCTTTGAGAGCCTTAATCATCATCTTAAATTTACTGACTCCTGCAAAACCCATTTGATAAATCATTTCACATAGAATACACTCAGCATCTAAAGGTATACTTAGTTCATTCTCTTCACAAAACTTCTGAGTAAGTTTCCATGCTTTATCAAAGTCCTCATCAAATATTTTATCCCAACCTTCTTTAGTTGTTGGAGGTACTTCGCCCGGTAACATTTTATGACCATAGCCCCCTGTGTCGAATCCTAAAGTATCGACATAGACATCTAGCCTATACCCTTCATGCTCCTTAATTTGTTGCTTTAATTTTTCTACTTGTATACTAACCATTATTGTAAACACTCCTATTTTTTAAATAACTTTGCAGCACCTTGTGCTCCCTTAATGCCAAAACTTGCAGAAATCGCAATATATAATAAATTGTGATAATACGATGGTAAATCTTGTAAGGCGACAAAGCCTTTATGTATATGCTCTTGCCAAGGTGTGAATACTAATACGGCAGGTAAAAGTAAAACTATTAAACTTACCTCATCTTTCCACGACCCTTTCATTTGGTCTACTGCAGATGCTTCCCAAGCAACTTTACCTGCGATTTGATCTTCTTTTAATTTAGTAGTAGCTTTTATTTCTGTAAGTTTAAGTTCTGCTTTTGCCTTTTTAGTTTCTACAAAACCCTTGACGCCGTCAGCGACGACGCCAAGTAAAGGTTTAGCTAAGAGTTGCCAGACCATA